GCGTTGCGGGGCCGTGCTATGCCGCCATACTTCTTGGCTACGGCCTCCTCAGCCTCAAGCACACTCACCTCGTCTATGTCACTGGTGTCAACGTCTGGCACGGTGGTGCTGCGGCAGTTGGGGTGTAGTGGAGGTGCCGTCACTCCCGGCTCAAGCCTGCTGACCTTAAGCGTCTTGCCGTTCATCTGCCTGCATATCTCACTCGTGCGCCCGTCTATGGTGGCGACGTACACATAGTCGAGGATTCCAGCGTCATCATAGAGTTCATAATCGGCCTGCGTGGCAATCTTGGCTCCCTCAGTGCGAATAAGCCTGTTCGCCGCAGCCTGATTGACCCCGGTGACGCGCTGAAGTTCCTTGGAGATGGCGTTGTTGTCAGCCCCGGCGATGAACATCTGCGGCAGGCTCTTAGCCAGCTGCGTGAGCAGCGCGTCCTTCTGTTTCCAGATCCTATCACTATAGCTGCTACCCAGCCACCTCTGATTCAGCACGGAACGGAGCTGATACGGGCTGTTCTTAGTGAAGCTCACGCCTATGCCGGCTCCCTTCATGGCGCCGGCTCTGAGGGTCTTTTCTACGTCGTAGGTGTATTGCAGGTCTTGGTCCACTACGCGCTGTATGCCAGCAGCGCCGTTGTTGAGCCACTGGCTCAGCTCATTGGTGAGCGCGTCAATCCGGCTCACCTTCTTAGAGGCGTTGGCGAGCTTGGCGGTGGCCTTGGTCTGCGGCACGCCATCAAGCTTCAGTCTGCTCACTGCGGCCTGGTAGCGCTTGAGCTCAGCCGGCTGCAGAGTCTTCGCCAGATCACTATAGGCGATCTCCGTGTTGCCAGACAGATACTGCACGATGAACCTATCCACCGCCGCCTGCATTCCGTCATTAAGGTCGCGCATCACGCTCACGAGGTTCTGCTCGGCCTGCGTAGCCAGCTGATCCATCACGGCGTCCTCACGCAGGGCGCGCTGCTGCCAGTAGTCAGCTCCTGGGACAACGTATGGTATTGCCATTCAGTCACTCCCCGCTGCTGGCATTGGCTGCGGCTACAGCACCCTGTCGGTTCTGCTCAGCGGCAGCTGCCTGACTGGCCTTTGCCAGCGTCTGCCCAGCGCCACTCAGCGTCTGCGTGATGGTGTCAGGCCCCTGCTGCTGAGATATCTGCACCTGCTGATCAGGATTGAAGCTGTACAGCTCATTGATGCTCTCAGCCTTGGCCTCGTCCTCGTCCTTTATCTGCTTCAGCTCATCGTCTACATTGGTGACCAGCGGGTGCGCCGCTATCAGCGTGCGGTCGCTCAGCAGCCCTTGGCTGTTCTTGATGTTGGTGATGCGCTCGGACTCATTGATTATGGTGCTGGTGGTGTAGTGCCAGTCAACGTTGGTGTCCTCAGAGATGCCGAGGTCCTGCAGGATGAACCACAGGCACCGGTCAAGCGCCCAGCTCAGCTCACCACCGAATATCTGGCAGTCAAGGTCAAGATCACTGTAGATGAAGCGCAATGCCACGCCGCTGGCATCACCAAGCTCCTTGGTCTGCGTGTCCACGCCGCTTGCGGCCTCATACAGATCACGCCGCAGTCTGTCCATATGCTGTGACGCCGCGTCACCGCTGATGGAGGTGTCAACGGTGTCCATTCCTCCGTCAGCTCGCACGAATGCCGTATGCAGCTCAGCGAGGTTGCGCACGAATGACCGCTTGTCGGTGCCGTCGTAGTTCTTGACGATCTTGACCTTGTCAGGCTCGTCCTGCAGTGCGTTGGACATGTCAGACACGCGTCGGTCGTAGTCGTCAAGGATGTCCTTGATGTAGTGCAGCAGCGGCTGCTCCTCCGGATTGTACTTGATGGGAATGAACGGGATGCGGTCCCATACGCGCCCCTGCTCATTGCCATCGGCGTCCTTCGTCATGAAGTTGGGCGTCACGGGCTGGTCAGCGTCCACCGTCCAGGCATCGGAGCGCAGACCCCTGACGTAGTGCACCACGCCGTCGGTGGTGTACAGCTCGGCGTGCTCCTCCTGCTCTACGTCAGTGCCTGACCACAGGGCCGTCTCATACACGCGAATCACGGCACTGAGCTGAGTGTGGTCGCTGTCAGCCCAGAACGGAATGACCTCGCTGCCCGGTATCCGCTTGAACTGTAGCCTGCCATTGTCGTCATAGTATGCCTGTAGCCAGCCGATCCCCTGCACCACGGCATTGGTCGCCGCCGCTCGCAGCACTCGCTGGAAGTCCTTGTCTATGTACTCCTCAAGCGTCTTCTTGAGCGTGGCGTCATCAGCGTCCCACTGCACCGGGTGCCCGAGCAGGTATCCGATCTTCTGTCTGACGAGCTTGCGGAGGAACGGGTGCGCGATGCGGTTGTTGGTCAGCCAGCTCGGCGTCTCCTCCTCACCGGTATAGCCGTAGATAGTGCGCTTGCGCCGATGGATGTCGTTGTCATTCTCATAGTAGGACTGGCCCTGCATCATCTCACGCAGCCGAGGGTCATCCCTCCAGCGGCCGATCACCCACTGCACGAAGTCCGCTCCGAAGCTCACCTCCGACGTATCATCGGCCATGTCCTGACGCTGCGTGAATACGCCGTCCTGCTGTAGGTCCCCCAGCAGCATCCCTAGATTGATGAGCATTACCATCCGCCTTTCAGAACGTAATGAGGCCACCATACGCTATCCCTCTATAACAATAATAGCGCTGGTGACCTCCGTAACGGGTTGGATTACATTCAGGCAAGCATACGAAGCACCTCAACTGAGATGACTGAGTAGGCAATCGCTGCCCTAGTGATCACTTCAGCATAATCAGCGGCGTCCTTGACGGTCTCAATGTTCTCGCTTGAGACGGTCATCGTCACGCCGGCCTTGCTGTAGCTAGTGGCATAGGTGACGCTCATGTTCGGCCAGCCACTGTTGACCTCGTGCATATTCCTGACCTCAAGATAGCCACAATCGTTGGTGATGAGCTCATAGTCGTTGCTTGAGATGATTACCTGATTCGGGGCGAATGTTGGAACTATCATCTTGTCCTCCTAATTGATGTCCTAAACTGCTTATGACTATTACTATACTACGTTCTTAGTAAAAGTACAAATCATGAGAACTCCGGGCGAGTTGTCTCACACGAACTCGAAGCCGCCATTGCTACGCCGCTCCTCACTGAAGCTGAACGTCGGGCCGGTCAGTGACTCGGTGGCATATCGCATGGCGTCCATGGCGTGGTCAAAGCCGTTCTCAAGCGGCCTGGGCATCAGGTGGCCGTCATAGCGGTCTGTCTTCCACTGATAGTTGCTCAGCTCACGGATGACATTGACGCAGCGCGGGTCGATCACCATATGGTAGTCCTGCAATCGCTGGATTCCGGCGCGTATGCTGTCCGGTCCCTTGGCTGCGCCGACTATGCGCTCAATGCCTAGGCGGTACAGCTCATCTATGGTGCGCGGCTCGGCGCTATCGGCGGTGATGCGCCTACTTGCCCAGCCGTGATCACGTATGGCACGGGCTATGGCCTCATTGGTCAGGCCGTGCTCATAGATCTCATCAGAGACGTAGAGAATGTCGTTCTTAGTGTCAGCCAGCACCTCAACAGCTGCCGTGGGGTCCTGCGCGAACCCGAAGTCCATTCCGTACAGGGCGCGCACGCGCGGCTCGCCGTTGTATAGGCTGTGCAGCAGGTAGTCGCGGTCGACGTGCCTGGACTCCCAGTCGGTGTAGATGAGGCCCTCGCTCACGCCCCAGTCGCCTAGCCCCTCTACCTGATAGCGGCGCGGCCACCTCACGCGCATCTTCTCAAAGAGGGCGCGGTCGTCCTTGCCGAGCCATTCGTTGCAGCGGTAGTCCGTGGTCATGGCCAGCACGTCAGGGTCCGGCGTGTCAAAGAATCGACGCTTGAGCCAGTGGTGCTCATTCCACGGATTGAACGTCATGATAATCTGCTTGTGATAGCCACCAGGCATGTCGCCACGGATGGACATGTCCAGCTTGTTGAAGCCCTCCTCATCGGTGATCTGAAACGATTCTTCGAGCCACACCAGATTGAGGTACCCATGCTGCACGGTTATTGACGTGACGGACTGCGGGTCATCCATTCCCCGGAAGAGGATCGTCTGGCCAGTGGGAATGTACCACATCTGTAGCGGGCTACGAGTGTAGCGCCACAGGTGAGCCACGCCCAGCCTATTCGTGGCCCATATCAGCTGTGCGAAGCACGAGTCCTTGAGTGAGGAGTAGTAGCGTCGCACCACGAGACCGTTGCTCAGCGGCTGACGCATGATGCTCCAGATCATCTTCATGGCGGCAGTGGTGCTCTTCTTGCTTCCACGACTGCCCTTGACCACCTGATAGCGCTGCGTGCTGCGCCAGAACTCTCCATAGCCCTTGCCGACCACCTCAGGCAGGCTGATACGAGGAGTCATACGTCAGTCCTCCAGCCTATCAGCGCCGTCAATGATCACTGCACCACCGATGCCGTCAGAGTCAGCTGCACCTATGCCATGCGTCGTGTTGAGCTCATGCACGGCACGGATAGCTGCCTGAGCAAGAGCGCTGGGCACCTCACGCCCCGTCTGGCGAGACATCTCAAGTCTGTGCTGCACCTCATCTATCACGCCGCGCAGGGTGTTGTCGCTGGCATCAAGAGACCACTGCCACCGTGACCTGTCGACTATGCCGAGCTCAGCGCCCCGAGTGTTGAGCCATGCCAGTAGCCGCAGCGCACTAGGCTCACGCTCGAGCCGAGCGGCCCGCGTGCGGTAGACGCGGCGCACGGTAGCCGGGTCCATCTCAAGCAGTGCTCTCAGGCCGCTCACGTCATGCAGCGCGGTCTCCATGGCATCGCCAGACCCCATGCCGTCCGCCCTGAGCAGGATGTACCGAA